CTTTGGCTTTGGCTTTGGCTTGACGGGTGGTTTTATCTTGATATCTTCAGGCTTCCCATAACGTGCTTTAAAGGTTTTCAAAGAGACTTCAGAACCGTCATCTCTGACGAACTTCTTCATCGCTTCATCTGGACCGTATTTTTTTGCAAGCCTGTCAAAATATTTAGCTTTCTCTTTCCCTAACGTTTTTGATTTAACGCTTGCAGGTTGTTTCTGTAACCATTTTCCATAAGTCGTATTGCTCGGTACTGATCCACCAGCCGCTGCCCTTTTCCCTAATGGTTTACTTGGTGGTTTTACGTTCGGATGTTTTTCTTGAATCTTGTCGTAATCAATAACAGCAACAGTCGTTGATCTGCAATTAAAATGCTGCGCTGGTTCTGGCCCCTTCCCATAAACAAATTCTTGTCCATCTAACTCTCTACAAATTGGAGAAGTTTTTGAATCAAGCGTTGCAACATATCTATATTTTGAAGTTAAATCAGAATTAGCTTTATAAACTTGCTGACTTGCTTTATTTGCAACCTGATTAATACTTGTTCTTGTTAACGTCATCACTTGATGATTGGCCATTTTTGTTAGGCTTCCGCCTTTTGCCATAATCTCCTTTACTGATAATTTTGCTGCCCTGATTTGCCCCTTAGTTAATGGGCCAATATCCCCAAATTCTAAATTGCCAACTAATCGCCTTGCTATTTGTTGTGTTGTTTCACCTGTTAAAAGACCATCTTGCACATTAGTGGCAAATAATTCTGCATTTTTTTCTGCTAAACCTCGGAATAATTTAGTAATACTTTGACCACCTGGCATCCTAACTTGTGAGCCTTGTGTCGCTGTTAATTTAAAACTACCTGATGCACCTTTGACCGCATCTTCAAGACTTTGGCCTAAAACTCTTGCACTTATATCTAACGGATCTGCATTAACAACCGCGTTTGCAAAACTTGGTGTGACTTCTACAGACTTAACAGATAAAAGTTGCCTTGCACTAGGAGACAAAGCCTTTGATATTTGTTGTGTTGCAAAATCTGATTGGATCTGAGCAATACCTTCTAAATCCTTCGCTAATTCATTAACGCTTTTAACTGACCATGTTTTTAGGCTCTCTTTTGTTTGTGCTAATAACGCCCGCAATCTTGCGGCACGAACTTTTGGACGCTTTGCGCTTGGCATTGCCTCAATTCGTTTCAACTCTGCAACCGCTTTCAGAATGATGCGGTTATAAGAATTAATTAGCTTGTGAGATGTTCCATTACTGAAACGGTTTAGGTCTATCGCGTTTCTAAATAGACCTTCTGGTAAATCCTCCATTCACTTACTCTTCCTCTTCTTCTTCTTCTTCCACAATCTCATCAAGATCTTCTTCAGGTTCAGGAGGTTCCGTTTGAATCTCCAAACCTGCCAACTGTGTCGCCTCCAATTCTTCTTCCACTTGGAACTCATCACCTAATACTTCACCTTCTTCTAACTGCTTCAATAGAGTTTCTTGAGTGATAGTTCCTGCTGTGTAAAGTTGCAGCAAACTACCAATCTCCTGCGAATCTAACCGAGAAGCTAAGAAATCACGATTGACGAAACTACTACCAAACTCACTAATGCCTAAATATTGAGCATGAAAAACTAAAGAATTATCGATTAAATCTTGCATTTGTTGGGCGATAACTTGCATGGTTGAATCGCCTTGGCTCCTGTCGATCTTCTTAGATTCGGCAGTTTCGGCGCTCATTTTCATTCCAAGTACAGCCGCAAGACCTAAATTATTTATTTGACCTTCAAGTTGATCTAAACGTTTGAACTGCGAGTCATAACTTTTACCATCTGGTTCAATATATTCAGCACGACCTTCCGCGGGGAATGCCAAAGCTTCACCTGGTCCCGCTGCTACTTCTTCACTGCTTTGCGGGAATCCATAAAAGGCGAGCATCGGAACTCCACTTATATGCAACATATTGTCTAGGTCGCTTTGGATTTGATATGCCTTTAAATTTAATTCAGCAATATCTTCCATAGGTGGTCGTGATTCCATAATCCCGACCCTATTTGCATACGCAACGGAAAACGGAATGTCACTTAAAGCAGTTGTTCCTTCATCTACTAATTTAAAATCACCATCCTCGCTCTTGCGATGAAGTTCAAATGCGCCAGGAGTTAATACCCTGATTTGTTCTACTTCAATTTCTCCATACATTCCTTCCGGTTCAATAACACGTTCCGACAATCGAAGCTGCGTTAATTTTGGTTGGCCATCTACTATTTCGGATCGCCATCCTAAGATTTCTCTAGGTGTGTAAGCGCACCAATATGGTCGGCCTTCTGTTCCTGCTGCTGGTGCATCAACTAAAACACCAACATGGCCATATCGAATTGCTATGCGACTAGTGTTATAAGTCCAGATATTTAGATCATTACCCTGAAGATCTACATCGAATAACTGCTCCCTAACAACGTCATTAACGTCTGTCAATCTGACAGGTTTTCTTGTCAACATTCCACCGAGCATTCTTTCAAGCCTTAGGAAATAAGGCGGGCAAACTGAACGAGCGAGCCTGTTGTCATAACTCTCATCAGTTTCGCGTGGTTCTTGTGGTAAATATCTTCGATGCCTTCGTCTTATCTCATAACTACCGCCAACTAAATCTTCAATTAATCCCCAATGTGCTTCCTGGTTTAACCATGCTGCACATGGATCCTCTGCACCTTTAGCTTTTGAGGTTGCTTGCCTGGTGTTAAAACTGTATCCGCTATAACTCACAGCATTAAATAATAACTACTTTAATAGATCCTAACGCCAGTGCCACGACCTGAGCGCATATACAACGGATTAAATTCACGCCAAATCATATAACCGAGCGCGTCGTTCATGTGATCATACCCGTTTTGTTTGTCAGGTTCGCCGCTTTCGGTCCAGCTTTGAAGCTCTAAACATTCAATCAAGCGTTCGCAACGGGAAGAAATCGCCAAGCGGATGGATCCTTTTGAATTTTCAAGGAGAGCTTGAACAGACGCGACTCGATCACGGACTGGGGGGTTCGATCTTGCACTTTGATTTGTGAATCCATAACCTTCGAGTATGGATATATCGGTTTTTGTTGCATTAGTTGAACGGTTGCCTCCTGATGAATCGGGATAAATTAGAACTCTTTGGCCTGGGTATTGGCGTTGGATTTCTTGAGCAAGCGCATCGGTATCATGCGCTTTTGAAATTTCATCAATTATCACTAATTTTTCTCCGTCACGCACGCCAATGACACAACTCATATTACCAATGTTGAAATCAATACCTGCTCTGATAATCTCACCTTGAGAATCATAAGACTCATCGAAAACGTGCTTGTCTCTGGAAAACCGAGAATAGACCGATCCTGTAACGAGGTTGGTGAAGCGACCTTCGATATAAGCATCTATTAATTGCTTTGGATAATTTTCCCTTAACGAATCAATGAATCCTTCTGGTAAAAATGGATTGTCATAACTGCGCCCGCGTATTAAAGCAGTGTCAGCTTTTGCCTCCTTCTCAAATGTTTTAAATGCAAAGCCGTAACCTTCTGGCGTTGTGCTACAGAAAAATTGCTGAACATTGCCTGAACGTAATCTTGCGAGTGCCATATTCATGGCTTGGCAAGCGTCGTATTGACCAACTGTGTCAGCCTCGTCAAATCCAACCGCGCATAAGTTTTGACCGCGTAAGCGTTGATAAGTCAAAATTGTCCTAAGCAAAATCGTATGATTTCCCTCCTCAAAGGAAAGAGTGTATTCAGGTAAAGGTGAAGCTCTAAAGGTATAAGGAATTTCCCACTGTTCTAAAAGCTCGTTCATTGTTCGCATCAAAATATCGCGAAGCATGGGCGCAGTAGGTTCAAAAATTGCAGATACATGACCCACATTCATGGCGGCCAATATGCAGGCTTTAGAAACTAAGGCGTGAGTTTTACCAGCTCCAAATCCACACACTAGAGCTAATTTACGGTGCGAAATATCATCCACAAATGATTTTTGATGAGGTAAAAGACCCTCATATATTTTTGCTATTGCCTCTTGCGCTGTTGGCGGTTTGTTGAACGCGGCGGATTCCGCGAACGCCATTAGTGGCTCGTTGTTGCATATCCCTGAAATCAAGGAAGTCAAGTCAACTCGAACCGTAAGAGTTTGGCTTGTAATTCAATCGATCTTGTTGCCGCTTGAAATTGCCCACGCTTTGCCGCTTTCATTTCGTAGTTCTGCAACCGACCCAATGCGGATAGAAGCCATTGAGGTCTTTCAATAGCAGAGTCTAATTTTTGAAGTTCACGAGCTTTTGTTAGATAATCATCCACTTGTCTCATTTTTATTCCCCAGTTTTCTGCGGCGTAAAGAGCTATTTGATTGCGAGAATATCCATCCAATAAAAGTTTATAAACGTCATTTATCCGATCGTGAACTTCATTTTTAGTTGCTTTTCTAGCCATGCATTAAATAATAACTGAAAAAGTTGAATTAAT